ATGTTGGCTCTGTACCGAAGGCACACCTCGAAGTGCGGGCAAACCTCCCGCAGATACCGCCGCTGCCAGTGCCCTATCTGGGTGCAGGGCACGCTTGGCGGTGAAGAAATCCGGAAGTCTCTCGACCTCACATCCTGGGATTCTGCCGAGAACGTTGTCCGGGCTTGGAAGGAAGCGGGAAAAATCGGCGCGGAAGGTAAGCGCGTTGTCACGGTTCACGATGCCGTTCAAAACTACCTGCGCGACGCGGAGACGCGGCTCAAGGCAAGCACGGTTGACCTGTACCGCCGCGGACTGAAGCACCTCCTCGCTTGGACTGAAGCGGAAGGAGTCAAGGCGCTTCCGAACCTCGACCTCGAAAAGCTGCGGAAGTACCGCGAGACTTGGACGTGCCGGCCGGTGACTGCAGCGCGAAGAATCGACCGGCTGAAAATCTTCTTCGGCTTCTGCCTGGATACGGGATGGATTCAGAAGAACCCCGCCAAAGCTCTGAAGCCGCCGGAGGTGCGGACCATCGGAAAGATTCCTTTCACGGAGGAAGAGCTAGACCAAATCTTTGAGGCTTGCGGGAAGCTCATCACGCGGGGAACGTACGGCAGAGAGAACGTGAAGCGGGTGCGGGCGTTCATCTACATACTGCGGTACACCGGGCTCCGAATTTCCGATGCGGCGAGGCTCAAAGTCTCCGACGTGAGCGAGGGGAAGGTTCTGCTTCGAACCGAAAAAACCGGAACGCTCGTGTGGATTCCGATTCCGCAGTTCGTCGTAGATGCTCTCGCCGAAGTTCCGCGAGTCAGCGAGTTCTACTTCCAAACCGGAAGAGCGAAAGGAAAGACGGTTCGCGGAGGTTGGGACCGCGCCATTCGCACGATTCTCAACCTGGCTGATGTGAAGCACGGCTCGGCGCACTCCTTCCGAACATCTTTGGCCGTGGACCTTTTGAACAAGGGAATCCCGATTGAAACCGTGGCGGCTATCCTAGGAAACTCGCCCGCGATAATTGCGAAGCACTACGCTCCGTTTGTGAAGTCCAGGCAGGTGGCACTCGAAGCCGCGGTGCGTTCGCTCTGGGTGGAACCGAAACCGAAGTTGAGACTAGTAAGCACGGGGACCTGAAACGGTCCCCTTTTTTGTTCAGAAGAGGCGTTTGTTCTCTTCGTCTTTGGCCTTGGCTCGCGCGGCTCGCTTGATCGTGACGTTGGTTTGGCGGGGCGCGGGGTAGTCGATGCTTTGGCCGGAAAGCAGCTCTTGGATGGTGAGAATCTGGATTCGAGGATGGTCGGTGCCGTAGTGGGATTTATAGAAACCGGCACTCGCGGCTTCCGCTCGCATGAGTTTCGTCGGCTCGTCCATCGCTATCAGAACTCCGAGGTCTGCCTTCTCGCGTTCGACTACTCCTCGAAGGTCTCGGACGTAAGTTGCGTGGAGCTTCCCGGCCTTGACGGATAGGATGACTTGCTTCGTCTTTCCGCCCAAACCTTCATCGTGGAAGAAGAGCCGGCCGTCGATGCCCTTGTCCGCGCCCTTCTTCTCATCCACTCTGCGGGCTCCGACAAGTCCCAAAGCCCACCACTGGAATTGATACGGGTCGTCTTTCGCCAGTTCTTCGGCGTCTTCTACCGTCGTCGGTTCGCCGATAACCTTGTAGGTTTTGGCGATAGGGTCGAGGAAGGCATCGCGTAATCTGCTCTTGATGAGTCCTATGGCAAGGTGCGTGATGTCGATTCCAAACCAGGAGCGTTCGAGTTTTTGAGCCGCGTAGATTGCGGTCCCGCATCCGCAGAAGGGATCAAGAAGCACATCGCCCTTGTCGCTCGCGAGGGCAACGACTCGTTCCAGAAGTGCTTCAGGCTTCTGCGTGGGGTAGTGCATATCCTGGTCGCCGGACGCCGGCGGGATGTCGTCCCAAACGTCTTGAAGCGGGATGCCGGGCATCTCGTCGCTGTACTGAACGAGCCGGGGCATTCCAGTGGCGCGGTGGATGAGCTTCCCTTCCTTCGCAAAGGTGCGGAGGTTGTCTTTTGAATACGCCCAGAATCTGCCTTGGTAGGGTTTGACTGCGAGGTACTCCATGTCCGGGTCGGGTGTCAGGTACTCGTCTTCGAGGTCGGCTTCCCATTTCGGCTTGTTCTTTCCGGAAACGAAAAGCCGCTTAACGTGCCAGTCGTAGGACACATCTCCGCCCGGTTTGGCGGCGGTGAGGTCGGTTTCCTTGTAGTAGCGGCCGTCTCTGGTTTTGTGGCGGTACTCGGATTCCAAATACTCCGCGGTGTAGGGGGTGTAGACGGTGTTCCACTTGTACACGTTCGTCTTGGAGTAGAAGAAGATGACGTCGTGAATCTTCCCGCAGCGCTTCATTCCTTGTTTAGCGTCGCTGTGGGCGCTCGAACGCTTCCAGATGATTTCGTTTCGGAAGTTCGTCGGACCAAACACGGCATCCATAATCATCTTGAGGTAGTGCGAAGCTGTGGGGTCGCAGTGAAGAAAGATGGTTGCGGTAGATTTCATCACTCGGCGGAGCTCGACGAGGCGCGGCGCCATCATCGCGAGGTACGCCATCATGTCAGTGTCTTTGAGGATGGCGCGGAGCGCAATCATCGCCTCGGCGATCGCGCCGCCCTGCTCGATGAGCTCTTCGCATGCTCGCTGGGATTCGATGTTCCACTCCCAGGTGTCCTCGAAGGCTTTGATTTGCGCCGCCGCTCGTTCTCCTGAACGCTCGACGAAGAGGACGTTGTAGTCCCGGTTCGACTGGAAGGGCGGGTCCAGGTAGACGAGATCCACGCTTTCAGCGGGGACGTGGAGGCGGAGAACGTCCAGGTTGTCGCCGTAGTAGAGGGTGTTCACTCGTCGATGATACGGGAGGAGAGGTCGAAAACGTCCTCGGTTATCTCGTTCGCAAATTTCCAGAGGTCGATGAACTCTTCGAAGTCGAGAACCTCTCCCCGCTTCTCGCAGATGTAGGTGTAGTCGAGGATGAGCTGTGCGGCGTCCACGAGCCGCATATGTTACCCCGCCGGCGGCCGATCTTCCTCAAACGCTCGTGCCGCTTCCTCCTCGAACGCGCGGCGACGGGACCTCACCACCCACTCATCCGAGAAAAGCTCGTACGCGTACTGGTAGGCGTAAGGTCTCAACTCGTCCTGCACCACGTCCATGATGATGCCGAAGATGGTGTCGAAGTGGTCCTTGAGGCGGGGCTCGGCCATCACGCCTTCCATGACCCTTTCCATGACGCGAATGCAGAGTTCCCCGTGCTCATAAGGTTCCTCGCCGGTCTGCATCGTTTCGCGCGGCGGGGCTTTCTCATGTCTCATTCTTCCTCCAGGTCGAAGAGGTCGGAGGCGGTGATGTTTTCGTGAGTGATTCGTCGGATGGCTGAGGTAATCGCCTTGATGCATTTGCGGGTCGGTTCCATCGTTCCCTTCCGGATGCGGAGAAGGTGTTGTCGCGAATACTCCGCTTCGAACGCGATGCGAACGCACTTCAGCTTCCTTGACTTGATGAACGTCTCTAGCTTGGTCACGGCGGAAACCGTAACTCGGAATCTCGAAGTGTCAACCGCAAACTCGCCTAAGACACGTAAGGGTTCCCTGTTCTTTCCGAACCAGTAAAAACGCGTCTACGAGAGGCAGAAATAACAGAACAGAGGAAACATCGTCTGAAGGGCAAAAGCGGCTTGTAGGTGGCAAATTACGCAATTGCGGACGTTATAGGGGCGGGTGGGATGTGGACGGAAAAAGAAAGCCCCTCGAAACAAATCGAGGGGTTAATGAGCAGTCAGAGCTTGTCGCTCTCAAGGGGACTTCACGCGGGTCGCGTTTCCTCCTTTCTACGTGGGGCGGAATAGCTTGCATCCGTCGCCTTCGTGACACGAGCCACGGGTGTGGGCCTTCTTTCCGTGACCGCACTTACAAACGGGTTCAGGGGTAAACGCTGTGCAGGAGCAGAAGTAACAGGGACCGTTAGGATGTTGCTTCGTGTTCATATGCTCCCGCTTCTGGTGGCGGCAGGTGCAGATGAGCACGAGCCGGGTCATACGAGGGCGAGGGGATCGGCCTTCTTACGCGAGCGGGCAGCGCGGGCCGGGGCTTCGGCCTTCTTGTCGAGGAAGATGACCTGGGACGCGTGGACTTCCGTCTTCCAGCGCTTCTGGCCGGTGTCCTTGTCGTCCCATTCCGAGGTGCGGAGCGAGCCTTCGATGAGAACGTGCGAACCTTTCTTGAGGTATTGCGCGGCGTTCTCGCCGTTGCCGTTCCAAACGACGACGTTCAGCCAGTTCGTGCGCTCCTGCTTTTCGCCGGACGCATCTTTCCAGCGGTCCGCGACGGCAAGCGAGAACTTAGTAACGGTGGTAGCGGCTGCGGGCGCGGTTTCGGGGTCCTTGCCGAGGTATCCAGTGACGATGACTTTGTTGAGACTGAGCATGACTCCTCCTTCGTTTCAGGTCCTTCGATGAATCGGCGCACGATTTCCCGAGCGCCTTTTCGGTAGACAGTGACGGCTACGAGGTCTTCGAGATGCCAGATGGCCCAGTAGCGTTTCTTGTAGCGAGAGATTTTGAAATGCACTCCTTTCTCCTTTCCCCGAGGTAGGGTCACATCACGAACGCGACAGCGGGTTCGGAGAGGGTCTTCGGAGCGTTCATCCGTTGAAGCTCCTGGACTGAGGTTGTGATGATGCAGCCGTGATTGCACTTGGGGCAGTCGGTGTCCAAGAGAATCCGGCCGTCTTCGTCGACCGCAATTCCTTTCGTAATAGCGTTCACTTTGCAGTCGGCGCACTCAAACGCGATGAAGTCCCGCATACACGTCTCCTTTCTCGAATTGTTTGGGGCTTCAGAAAGCAAAGCACCCCTGTCGATTTTGGCAAGGGTGCTTACCGCACAGGGTGGAAGTGAGGTCCGCCCTGTGACCGTCAGAGTTGCGGTGTCTGAGTAGCCTTCTCGATGCCGAGAAGAACAGCGGTTAGGAGCGCGGTGGACGCGCCGAAGGCTGTGGGGTCGGTCTGAAGAAAGTGCACAGCGGCTGAAAGAGCGGCGGTAAGCGCTGCGGCAAGCGTTCCAGCGGCAACAGCTTTAAGAAATCGTTTGAGAGCTGGGTTCATCGTTATGTGAGTGGTATCCCGACCTTTAGTTTTGCGTAGTCGAGGTACATCAGGTAGGCGCCGTTTCGGTGAGCAATCCAGTCGTCGGCTCTGCCGGCCTTAAAAGCGCGGGCCATGACGCGCACGCACTTCTCAGGGTTAGAGAGCGCTTCGTCTGGGGTTTTAACGTCTTTGTTTGGACCGATGTACCAGCGTGAGTTCAGCTGGCAGAGGCCGTAGTCGGTCGAGACGATGACGTTGTGCTCGTCGCGGTTGTTGTTGATGGCTCTCGGGTTGAACTGCGATTCGCCGGAGATCGTCGCGAACAGTTCCGCCGTGGCGGTGGCAGAGAGTTTCTCCTCCCGGCAGACGCGAAGAACCATGTCAGCAAGCGATTCGCGCTTCGTGAGGGCCGCGTAGAGTTGCCTAGCAAGGCTCAACGCTTGTCGGAGTAACGAAGGTACGTCAGGGCTCGTTGCGACGCGACGATCAGAAGCGTAGGCGTCGGTCAGGTACGGAGCGAAATCGAAAGAGTCATTTGCATCATTCACGTCTGTCCATTCGAGGTGAACGTGTCGGCCGGACACTACGTAGGCGCCGTTTGGATCTTCCACGAGACGGCAGCGCCGGGCCTGAATGTGGGTATGCGATCCGGTGGAGAACCCGGTGTTGTCGGCGACGGCGAGCGCCGTACCTTCGGAAACGTGGGCGAAAGTAGAAAGGAGAAGGTGATCGCAGTGAAGAAAGTCGAGCGTGACGTATGCGGTGTTGCCGTCGTCGAAGAGGTACTTGTCGTCAGAAAGAAGCGAGACGAAGACGCCGCCTCCTTGCGGTTGCCACTGGCCGTTCTCCTTCGTGGCTGAGCGAATGACGGTTCCTGCGAACGGAGCGTAGATGGTCGCGTCGGCGCCGAGAGCGACGTCGATGCCGTTGTGGCGGTCAAATCCGAATTGGCGATAGACGGGAGGGTTGTAGACGCCCCAAGGTTGGTTAACGACCCACGGCTTGATTGCGCGCGAAAGAGCAAATCGCATCAGTGCGGAATGAAGCGGCTCACCCATTCGACGATGAGTGCGATGGCGCTCGCGATCGCGTAAATCTTCCACCGGTCAGATTCGATGATGCGAAGCCGCGTCTCGTGGTCAGCCTGCTTGCCGGTTGCTTCGATTAACTCCGTTCGATCAGCTTTCATGTTTTCTAGGTAGGCGATTTTTCCGGAGTTGGTTTCGATATAGCGGCGCATCTCTTCTGTGAAGGATCTGAACTCGGTTCGGAGTTCAGTGAACGCCACGATCAGGTCTACGTTGGGGTCTTTGCGCCTCTGGGCCATGCGTTACTGCCCATTCGGTAGCTTGCGTCGAGGACGCGCGCCGAATTGGAGCGATTCCGGGGCTTCGACGTAGCCGGATGGGGTGGAGCGGCCGGGAGCGGACGCCAACGCTCGGAGAAGCGCTTCTTGGGGAACTGCTGCGCCGAAGCTGGACGACGAAGGAAGCGAAGACGGACCAGGCGCTGAGAGTGAAGCGGGAGAGACGGCTGTTCCTGTTCCCGACATGGGAGGCTGGGGCATGACAGTTCCCGGCATCGCAGGTTGAGGCATCGCGGTAGCGGGTTGCGCTGCGGCGGTGGCAGGCGATGTTGCCATCGGCGCGGAGTTCTGGAGAGGTGACGTTGGAACGAACGCGTTGCCGGTTCTAGCGTTTGAAGGGCTCGCTCCGCTCATCGGGTTCGTGAGGACACTCGCCGGAACCGTCGTCGAAGAAGACGAGGGTTGCGCTGACGGCGTGTGCGCAATCTGCATTGTCGGTTGGAGATGATCAGCGTAGGCGGTCGGGATAGCTCCGGATGGAGCGGAAATCATCGATTGAGTAACGTTGGACTGGTTCGGGAGGAGACCAGTGGCACGTCCGAGACCTACAGTGGCATTGCCGTTCCATCCCGACTTGCCGGTTAACGCCGAATACGCACCTCCGAGGGTGCGTTCAGCGGTGTTCGCCGCGTGTAGCGCGGATGAAGCGACGGTCTTGCCGAAGCTCTTGAGCCCACCTACAACGTTTGAGGCGATACCTGATGCATTCACCAGCTATGGCCTTGCTTGGAAACCTGCTTTCCGCCTTGGACAATGACGAGAACGCTCGCAAGCCAGAGCAGCACGAAGGCTGCTGGCGGAATCGTCGCGGCGTATGCCGTAAGGATTGTGATGAGCGCTGCGCCAATGAGAAGAAGTTTCATTGTGAGTGTGTGGTTGACGGCCTTTTCTTCATCGTAGCAACTGGGTTCATTTCTGCAAGCCAGCCGCCCTGTTGATTACTGTCTTCGCGGTGGTTCCGCGCGTTGGGAGAACGGCGTTGTAGATCGTATTCAGGTAGCGGTTGCCAGAGCCTGGTAGCGAAGGGCTGGGGAGTTCGCCCGACTTTGAGAAGTTCTGAAATTTCGACCCGACTGCGGAACGAGCTTTCGTGCCGAGGGTTGCTTTTGCAATCGGTTCGGCGCTCAGCATTCCAGCAATTTCGCCGGGAACTCCGAAGGTGCTTCCAAGGATGGTCCCGACGCCGCGAGCGGCGAGGCGGCCAAAGAGTCCGAGTTCCGGTCGGCCGGCAGCTTTCGCGAGCAGGTCCTGGTATTTCAGGGCGAGACCGTACTGCTTGTTGAAGTCGCCGACCTTCTGGCCTGCGACGGTGCCGCCTTCAGATTCAATCGCTTTTTCGACAGCGGATTTGTAGATGTGTCCCGCATCTTTCGCAACGTCCCGCGTGGCGTTCGATTTCGTCATGTCGAATCGGGCGTCATGCCACGCGCCGCGCTTCAGATCGTTCACGGTCGAAACGGGGATGTCGTCGCCGTAGCCGAGCGCCGGGTCGCTGAGGTGAGCTTTGATCTGCTGGACCGCATGTTTCGCGGATTGGTAGTCCTGGGGACTCGACTTGTAAGCGTCGGGAATCTGATCGAGCTCGTTGAAGAGATCCGTCTTCTTGACGGTCGCTTGGGATTGCTTCAGCGCCTGCTGGAGCTGCGCTTCGTGGTTGTCGATGACAGTGGCAACTTGGTCGAGGCGTTCTTCGGGAGTACCGACGAGCTTCTGGTCTGCCGCGTAGCGAATGAGCGGGTTGTCGTTTACGGCGTGAGTGGGAGACTCCTGCACGAGCTTCGTTTTTTGCGTGGGAGTCAGCCGGAGATTCTGCTCCTCGAGACTGGCGGCGGCGTCTCCGGCTTTGCGTTGAGCGAATCCGCTTCGGAGCGGTGCTCGGAGCGTTTTCCCCGCAAGTGCCACGGGGTCGGTGTACTCGGCAACCTTGCCGGCACCTTCGGCAATCGTTCTCGCGGTTTGTCCGGCTTCGCCGAGCTTTGCAACATCGGCGACGGTGGCGCCTTCATTCGCAAGGTTTGCAGCGCGCGCCGTATTGAATGCATCCGTGGCAAGGGCGCCTGTTTTGAGGAGCGAAGAGGCACCTCCCGCGACGGTGGAAAGGTCAGCCAACGTTTCGATCGGATGCGAGTAGAGCGTGTCCTTGATGTTCTGCCAGCCGCCGTACCGCTCCTTGTAGTGCCGCCCAATTGCATCGGCGTACTTTTCCTGGCCCTGTTGTCCGGGGATGAGTTTTTCGGCAGCACCCAAGCCGATCTTTCCAAGGTTCGAGATGGTGTCAACGGGGTGAATGATCGTGTTGATGAGGCTATTGAAAAATCCGCCAGCATCGGAGGCAACGTTGTGACCGAATCCGGCGAGCGTCTTGCCCTCGGGCGCTGGGGCGGTCGGGGCGGTAGAAGACGCTGGAGTTGCGGCTAAGGCTTGGTCGAACGGTTCACCGTATTGAAAGTGCCGATACCAGGCGTAGCCAGTGCGCGCGTATTTTGGAGTGTCGTAGTTTGCTCCGCCCTTTGAAACGCCGGCATGGGCGCCATCGAAATGGTCGGGTGAGCCGCTGTTCCAAAGCGAGAGGATTTGGCCGACGTTGTAGCCTTGGTCCTTCCAAGCCTTGATTTGTTTGTAGGCAACCTGATTCTGATTCTCCGGCGTGGGCGCGGCATTCGGGTCGCCGAGGTGCCGTGCAGCCCATCCCTTCCACGTACTCGGCATGAACTGGTAAGCGCCGATCTCGCCGTCCTTTCCCTTCGCGTTGAAATTGCCTCCGCTTTCGTTTTGGCGGACGGCTTTGGCTAGGTTGACTACCTGCGGATCGAGACCGCCTCCAGGAGTGGATGCGTCAGGCGTACTGGTTGGTGCGGTTGGAGCCGCGACGGGTACGGGAAGAGAGGGAGGAGGCGGCGCAAGACTGCCGAGAACCGGTTGAAGATTTCCGATGAGTGCGGAGCGATCGATTTTGGGCACCTAAAAAGACCATGGTGAACCACCGCCCGACGTGGCTGGCGGGGTTGAAGGTGTGGGTGGTGTCGGTGACGAAGAGCCGCCGCCCAGGCGTCCGTTGATTTCTTGGATCTGCTGAGCGAGCGATGCTTTGCGGTTGTCCATGTCTCCCATCAGGACTTTGGCGACGGCCATGATTTGCGGGAGTGTGTAGTCGCCGCTGATAACGCTGCTCGCTTCGTTGCGTGCTGAGTCGGTGACTGCGGAACTTGCGGCGGGGCTGGAGAGCACCTTCGAAATTTCGGTGAATGCGACGACGCGGGCAGCATCGGCTTCGGCTTGAGCTCCGCTTCCCTGGATTACGCGAGCTGCGCCGCGGAAGACGTGGTTCGCGAGTGGTGAGCCGGTGTCCACCATTCCTTGCGCTTTCTGCAGGAAGGTCTGGAGGTTTGACTTCGCCGTTCGTTCAAACGCGTCCACGGCGTCGGCTGTCTGTTGAATCTGAGCGAGTGAGCCTTTGTCGGCAGAGTACCCGGCCCATCCGGCGACGACGTTGTTCGGGTCCTGACCGTTTGCCTTGGCCATCTGAGCTGCGCGCTCCAGAATTTGAGCTTTCATTTGGGGCGAGCCGTTACCAAGGGCGGGCATCTGGCCGGTGCGCATAAATTCGGTGGCGGCGAGATCGAGTCCAGCGGGGGTTAGTTGAGCACCGTTCGTAAGTTGAATTGGGTTCCCGGAGGCATCGAGAGAGTAGTAGCCCGTCTGCGGCGATCCGAAGATCTGGTTCTTGGCGCTCTGACTCATGAGGAGTGACGGCAGGATGCTGAGGGCGCGGGTGCGGTCGTCCTCCCTCGCGGTTGCGGCACTCTTGATCAGGTCAAGGACGCCGGTGCCTTCCTGCTGCTGGTACGGCTGTTGGGCTTGAGCGGCAGCGGCGGCTTGCGCGTTTGCGAAGTTAACCCCCGTCCCTGCGAGTGCGGTGTCGAGACCTCCGCTGAAGTAGAGACCGCGGCTCGCAAAGTCTCCCTTCGTGTCTTCGAGGGCTTTAGTCTTGGCGTCTTCGTACAGCTTGTTCTGCGCGTCGGTCAAAGGCTGCGCGCGTGAAGCAGGCGTGCCGAAAGCGGCTTCGTAGCTGTTCTTCGCATTTGTCGCAGCGGTGGAGTAGTCGAACGGCGTGTTTGCGGACCCGAGAAGGTTCTGGAGGAAGGTCGCGTAATCAATGGGCTGCGTCTGAGTGCCGTCCTGCGGAGTCTTGCCGGCGTTCGGGTCGGTCGGCGTTGGATTGTCGGTGTGAGTGCCTGCATTCGGGTCGGTTTGGGTTCCGGTTGTGGTGGGGGTAGGGCTCGCGGCGGGCGGGTTCTTCAAATAGTTCTGAAGCGCAAGGTTTGCTTGCGCGGACCCAGCTGGCGCGGAGACACCAGCCTTCTGAAGAAGCGCGGCAACTGGTGCCGATGTGCCGCCGGTCCACTTCTGCCCGGTGACGCGTTCGTAGGTCTGCGCGGGCGTCTCGGTCGACGACGGCGTAACTGCGGCCGGGGGCCGGGAGATTGAAGCGGGAGTGACCGCCGTGGGCGGCTTCACGGGTGTGGATGCTGCTCCCGATCCGCCGAGGAAGTTGGAAACGAACGCATTCGATGTACTTGCCGTGGGTACGGTCGAGGCAGCAGTAGCTTTGTTCGGCGACAAGTAGCTTGAGACGAACGCGTTTGACGTAGCGGGCGGCTTTGGAGGTACTGGAGCAGGGGGCTTCGCCGGTGTGGGGGCTAGGACGGCCGCAGGGCGAACCGTCGTTCCGGCGGTTGGAACCGTCGAAGCGGAGGACGGCTTATTGGACGAGAGGTAGCTCGAGACGAACGAGTTCGAGGTTGGAGTAGCGGAAGGTTTGGGCTGAAGAACAGTCGCGGATTGCGAAGGCGTTTGGGCCGTCGAAGGCTTCGCCGGTGTGGAGGGCTTAAAAACGTTACTGACACCGGAAAGAAGGCTGTTGAGGAAGTTCACCGGGAGTACGCCCTGGTTGATTTCATTGTAGAGCGATGTATGAGCATTGCAATGTGCATAAGCTAGATGCTCACAGGAACGGCAACGAGCGCCGTGCCGAGCTTGTAGACGAAGTAGATGTAGTTGTTGAAGGCGAGCTGGCCGACGAGATCCTCTTCGATGTTCTGCGTACTCGCCTCAGCAAGAGAACCGTTGGCGATACCAAACTTCACGATCTGCTTCGCCGCGGAGTTGAAGCCGAGGTAGAACTTCGCATCGAATGCCATCAGCTCGTCTGGCGTTGTAGCGGGATACGCGAACGTATCGACTACCGAGTAATCGGACGTTTGAAAGCGAACGACTTTGTCCTTCCACGCGGCGCGCACTTCCTGGTAGACGACGAACTTCGCATCTGTCCCTGTCGCGGTGTCGCCGCCGGGCAGTCCGAATTTGTTGGCAACGAAGAACCCGCCCGAGTAAACGTTCGAGTTCTGGTAGCCCCAGTCGGGAGTGAAAAAGCCGGAGCCGCTCGCTGCGCCGCGAACCGAAAGCGCGTACTGCCCCGCAACGTTCACGGCGACGTTCGTATCGAAGTAGATCCACCCCTCGAAGCCCGCAGCCATGGACATTTCGGAGCTGGTATCGATAGCGACGTTGTCGCGGAACACGCGAAAGGTGATTTTTGCGATGCCGCTGTTGGGGTTCTTGATGTAGACGCCGACTCTCCGGATTGGACCGGCGGTAGCGTCGGGTGTGAAGACTTGAAAGGTGTAGTTGGGCGTCCCTTCTGAGGCCATCGTCTGCCACGAATCGCGAGAAAGCTGCCGGGTGCGGATGCGCGTGGTTCCGGGGAGTGAATGGACGAAGTACTGGCCGTCGAAGGTGAGGTTTCGCTGGAACGCCGCAGAGTCGAACGCGAAGTTCGGCGCGGCGATCTGCGAGAGGTAATTCAGGTCGAAGTCGTAGAACAGAGCGATTGCGGTGTTCGCATCAACGAGGACCATGACCTTGTCGGTGAGGACCGTAATCGAGAGGACGTTGTCCATCTGAGCCACGCTCGGAAGATTGACTGAAAAGGCGTCCTGATACGGCGAGAGAAGGTTCAGAGTATTGAAACGGCGGAGGGAGTAGTTTGCGCCATCCCAGGTGACCGCGAAGATGTAGTAGTTCAGAGCCTTGTCGTAGCCGGTGGCGACCTGCACCACCTGCGTGTTGTCGAGGTTGATGTTCATCGCCTGAAGGAGCGCATCGTCCCCGAGCTTGTCGCGCGTGATTGCACGCGGCATGACGTTGCCGGACTGCGAGACGACTTCCATGCCGCCGCGAAGGTCACGCTCCATGATCGGGCCGTCGGCGAGAAGCGGCGCGTCTTTGTTGCGGAGGAATCGGTCGCTGTTCGTGACCTCCTCCCAGTTCACCTCTTGGTTGTCGCGGATGAGAGCCATCAGACGCCGTTGGTGCGTTTGTCGTGCTCGCCGCCCTTCGAGGGGTCAACGTAGAAAGAAAGCTTTTGAATCGTGCGCATCTCCTTGTCGGAGACTTCGTGGAAGCGGAACCGGACGTCGCGGCCGAGCTTCCGGTCGGTGAATTGCGTGATCGCTCGCTTCGCCTTGCCTAGCTCCTTGAAGCCTTGGCCGTCGATTGAATAGTGGACGGTCGGAGGAGATTTCGGCTCGTTCGACATTCTGAGAATCGCCTGCTGAAACTCCGCCTCCTTGATGGGGTCTCCGAACTCGATGATGCCGGTCTCGTACTCCATCTCGATGGGCGTTCCGGCGTACGAGTAGCCGCGCGCCCAGGTGTAGGTTTTCCCGGCAGAGGAACCGAGGTAGATGTTCTGCAGTTTGTCGGTGCCGATGAAGTCCGACGCGCAAGTAATGGCATGGGCAAGCGTCCGAATCTTCCAGGTATCCTGCAGCGTGTCGTAGACGAGAACGCAGTTCGTGTAGGTCCGGCCTTCGACGGTGACGTTGCCAATCCAGAGGCAATACTTGTTGCCGTCCTTGAACGCGAAGACTGCGTACGGGTCGGTCACGGCATCGATGAAATCCTGAACCTTGAGCGAAATGAGTTCGGGGTAGCGAGAAGCGAGCTGGTAGATGCCCTTCCGGCTGAAGAAGTAGACGATGCCGCCGATGTTCACGATGGAACGGCGGGAGGTGGTGCCGACGTCGAGCGTGACGTAGCGGAGAACGGAAGGGTTGTTCTTCGAGTCCACCTGAAACTCCCAGATGGAAAACTCCTTGAAGATCATGAGGGAGTCGAAGACCGGAACCAGAGCCATGTTGCGGTCGCCGTCGTTGTTGTTCACGTCGAAATTGTTGAAGACCGGCCAGTTCTCCGGGTTGCCCGTCGATGAGTAGTAGACGGTCGAGTAGTTGGGATCCACTCCGGTAACGTAAACGCGGTCCTTGAAGACCGCTGGAATTGATCCGTTCGGGGGTGTGCCGCCGAGGTTCGAGAAAGTCGTGCCGTCGAACTTCTTTGGCGGGTCCACGGCGTTGAAACGCATGCCGAGGTTTTTGTACGTGACCCAGGACGGAATCACGGTCGTGCTGAGGCCCGTCGCACCGCTGAGGGCTGACCACGCAGTTGTTCCGTTCCACTTGTAGACGATGCCGCCGCTGTCGCGAAGGAAGTAGCGCGTCGTTGTAGCGGCGATGTTGTAGTACGGGTAAAGCGCCAGGACCGCGTCTGTGGTGGGCGTATCGGCGAAGACTGAATAGCCTTTGTCTTTCTGAATGGAGCCGATTTGGTCGAGGTTTACGTTTTTCGCGATGCGCGCCTCGGCCATTTTGTTCAGGACCGGAGAAACACGGCGATTCATGCCGCCGTGGAAGGAAACGAGTTCAATTGGAATGAGTGGGTTCGGCAGTGGTGAGCCTTGCTAGCTGGGGAGCGTGAAACCATCCGCAAAATCGGTTTCGAGGCTGTCTCCGTATTGCGGAATCGTGTCGGGAGTTTCCGGGTAGCGGTTCTTGATGACCGAAAGCATCGTTTTGACCTCGTCCACCCAGAGGTCGCCGTAGTACTTCGCCATGTCCATTTGGTGGTCGAACTGGAAGGCTTTCTGAAGCGCGAAATTGACCGGCGTCGTCTCGTAGCCGGTCGGCAGGTCCGGAACATCGTCGTCATTCGCGAGCTTCGCCGGCATGTACACGTACCTCGGAAGGATTCCGCCGGTTGAAGCGGTCGGCGTCGGCTTCGGGATGAGGTTTGAGCCTTCGAAGTAGTAGTTCGGGTTCGAGCGCGAGTAGATGGTGTTTGGGAAATCGTAGCTGCCGTCGATCGCGGAAGCGGGAACGTACCGGACACCATCGAACGTGAAGAAGAGCCGCTTGGCGCGAACGTAGTCGGGCAGGAGCGTCTTCAGGTTGTAGCTCCGCTGGTTGGCGACGAATGAAATGATGCCGCCGTTGCCATCGGTGCCGTACTTGACGTACCAATCGATGCCGAGGTCGAGAATCTGTCCCGCTTCCTTCTGGTATCCCTCGTTTAGCCAGCGTGCAACATCGTCGCGGTCGAGGATGCGGTCAGACTGCTTGCTGAATTCCGTGAAGACGGCAGAGATCATGCCGGCGAGCGTTGCGGCATCGAAGCCCGTCGCGGGAATCTCCGCCGAGTAGCCTGAGAGACCGCCCGAGATTGAGTTCTTGTAGCGGATTTTGTAGTAATCCGTAGTGGCTCCGGCAGCGTCTTTGTACGTCGTTCCGGCCTGGTCCACGGTCATATCGACGGTCGCGAGAATTGAGTAGCTGCCGCCCTTCGCTGTGGCGTGAGAGATCTCAATCTGGTCGAAATCTAGCGCGGTAATCGGAGTGTCGGTGGAGTGGCTGTACTTCAGCGCTGCCGCAAGAGTGATGACGGTATCGGTCGGTGCCGTGGAAGCGTGAGTCTTGACGATTTCGGCATCCTCCGCGCCGAGTGAGCCGACGAGTACGAGCTGATTGACGGTGAAACCCTTCGTGTTGATGACGGAGAGCGTAGTTTCGGCGGCGTTCGCCTGCTGCGCGAGCGAAGTCGCTTCATTCTGGCTGATGTTTGGATGATTCCAGGAGAGGGAGTTCATTGGCGTAGCGTTGGACGGTCGTTCTTAGGCGCGCCGTGCGGTGTCGTGGCCTTCGACGAGCCGTGCAGGTCGGTCGTGGCGCTGGCTCGGAACGCGCTTCGGGGCGAAATGCGATCGATGAGCTTCAGGATGTAGGACAGGCCGGGAATGGCCGTCGCGATGATGCTAAGGGTCCTGAAGTAGGTGACTGTTTTAACCATACTACGGACAGCGTAGGCCGTCACTGTGAGTATCTTCTGGATGGTCTTCTGAATGGCGATGGTCGCGGTTGCCGTGACCGAAAGGGTACGGACGTAGATCGCCACTCGTGAAAGGGTCGCTGACGCGCTACTGGTTACGGACAGGGTGCGGAAGTACGAGGCGATGCGGGAGAGAGAGACAGTACCGGTCGCCGTGACGGTGAGGCTTCTGAGCGCGGTCATCACTTTCGAAAGCGTGACTGCCGCCGAGGCAATTACTGCCAAGGTCTTCACGACAATTCGCACCTTCGCGAGAGAGACGGCAGCTGTCGCTGTGACGGTGAGGGACCTGAGCGCCGTTTTGATCTTGGTGAGCGATGGAACGGCGGTCGCAGTCACGGAGAGCGATCTGATTGCTGTCGTGATTTTACTAAGAGTGACTACGGCGGTCGTCGTGACCGTGAGGCTTCTTAAAGCCGTCATGACCTTTGACAGAGAGAGGACTGCAGCCGCGGTCACTGAGAGGGTTTTGACGCGAACGAGGTTCTTTAGCAACGACGGAACTGAGGTGGCGGTGACGGCGAGAGATTTGACGCGAATGAGCGCCTTTACGAGCGACGGCACGGATGTGGCGGTAACGACGAGCGACTTTACGCGGATGAGAACCTTCACGACAGACGGAACCGCCGTAGCTGTAACCGACAGACTTCGGAGTGCGGTCATGATCTTCGTGAGGCTGATAACCGAGGTCGCCGTTACGGTTAGAGAGCGGACTGCGGTCTTGATGCGGGATAACGAGAGCACGGCCGTCGCGGTGACCGCGAGGCTTTTCACACGGATGAGTGCTTTTGTGAGAGAGACGACGGCAGTCGCGGTCACCGACAGACTCTGATTGAACGTGGTGCCTACGGGTGCGAGCGCAAAGGCGATGACAACCCATTTCCAGTTCGCACCCGATTCGCTGAAGTTCAGCGTGTAGGTCGAAGCTCCCATGGCGGCGTTTGAGTCGAAGAAGCCGCCGTTCATGGTGGCATTGCTGGTTGGTACTGTTGTTGTTATTCGCGCTGTTGTTCCAGACCCTGCGAGAGGGAGGCCGGTGTTGCCGTTTTCGTTCGTGAACGCGAGCGCCCAGGAGTTAGTGTTCGACGCGCTGACCACGACCGATTCCGTAGTGGCAGTGCCGGTGTTTTGTTTTACGACCGTGCCAATGGGCGAGGTTTGAGCGACGCCGCTGTAGGAAACGCCGTAATGGCCGTTGAAGCCGGCGCTCGATTGCGTGATGGAGACGACGGCGCTTGAGGTGGTGTTCTGTCCGATGATGTGCATGACATCCGAGTAGCCGCCCGCGCCGGTGAAATTCGAATTTCCTATCGTCTGATTCATCGCCACGCTGTCGTAGGTCGGCGAGCTGAAGGTGCGCCCGGCATTCAAAGAGTTGTTCCATGCACCGTTGAAGAAAATGCGGTTGGTGCCGGTCGAAGTGAAGGTGTAGGTCAGCGAGGCGTTCGTGTTATGGGAGCCGTCGGCCGTAGTGCCGACCGCAATGGCCCCTATTCCTGCGAAAATGACCCTGTGCGAGGGTTCGTAGTTGAAAATAAGGCAGAGGGCGAGTGCGACCGCCGCGAACGTCTGGAGGGCGTAAACGCGCGTGGCGCGGGTTCGAGTTCTCCAGAGGTAAGCGGGAACTCCGAGGTAGTGCCGCGCGAAAGCTCGGAAGGTGTAGAAGTGGCGCTGCCGATTGCTTTCGGAATCAATGTAAATCGCCGCTTCGCAGCGAATGCGATCCGGCCAAAGCCTTCGACAGATGCGCTGAAAGGTGCCGGCGTTTCTCGGCTCGATGATGAAGAAGTCAAACCACGCCTTCCAATCCCATATGGTGTAGTCATCGCACCATCCGTATGCGCTGCCGTTGGATGAGAAGTGAAGTTTCATCAAGCTGGGAGCGGTCTCCCGCTCAGCCCTGCCCCTGAGGAGGGCAGAGGGAGAGGGCGATTAGGTCTGCTTGATGTCGATCGTGAACTGGATCTTGTCGCCTGCCGCGAGGACAACTCCGGTGAAGTCTCCCTTCACCCAAAGGTTGCCGGTCGAGGAAGCGTCGAAGAGCCCGGCGTTCGTGATCGTCGCGCCCGAGACTGAGGTGAGCGTCGCGATATTTCGAAGCGTGTCGTTCGTGACGGTCGTGGTCTGAACGGTCTGCGTGGAAGCTGCGCGCTCGGCGGCGACTTCTGTGAAGAGGGTCGTATCGGTCGCAGCGGCAGTGCCGGCAGCGGTTCCCCAGCCGATGTAAGGCGTGGTGAGACCGGTGTTGCACTTCGAGATCATCTGGGCTTTGCCCGTGTTTGTAAGAACTGTGGCCATTTATGGCAGCCTTGAATGCTGAACGACCTTTAGTCTGAGGTTGGCGAGCTTGATGCGGGCGTACGAGGCGATCCGGCGGAAGGGGTTGCCCCCGACTAGCGTACCGAGCGGAACGGCCTTGTACACGCCGAGGACCTTCTCGTGGAAGCAATGAGGGTCTCTACATGACCGCTCCGTGCATCGGATGGCATCAACCACTTCGCGCTTGCCGAGAGCGGTTCCAAGCTGATATTCGCGCTGAAAGCGGAGGACGGTCGCGCGCATGGTCATTTTCTGTTTTCCAATTGCTGGAGGGATGTTCATGAGTAGTGCTAGATGATTTTTCGTCCTTTCGCGTGGGTGTTCCACGCCTCTTTCGCGAGCACTTCGTTCTTGTCGGCAATCGCGCGTGCTCGCTCTCTGGCTATCTCTGCGCGCCTGACCTGATTGTGCTCGTTGATTTTTTCGGAAAGTTCGCCGACGACATGCCGATGGGCAGTGCGCGAGAGCCCCTTCTTTTGAAGGTACTCGAGCCGCTTGATGTCGAAGCTGGTGTCGTTGGTGGACATGGTTTCGAGGGTGTAGTGCCCTCATCACTCCCCCGGAGGGGAATGGGAGAGCGCTACGGCAGTGATTCGAGTCCCGGCAGGTACGGGAACGGGAAATTGAAGTAGGTAACCGTGAGGCTCGCTGCATCGAGCGCGGTAGTGCCGCCGACGTAGTCGGAGCCGGTACCGTTTTCGATGAGCACTGCGCCGATTGCGACTTCACCGCTTGGAATGACGGGGGCCACGCAGCCGGCCAACGTGCTGACGTTGAAGCCGCCGCTGCGGGCCGTGAGGGTGCCGTCAGATTGCATGGTGAAGAAGACGATGCCTTTCTTCGCGTCGTTGATCGTTCCGGAGATAGCGGGCATATCGCCTGCTGCCTTCTTCGCGATTACTCCGTCGAAGATCGCGTAGATCGTGTTGACGGACTTCACGATGGCGGAGGAGCCAGCCTTGATGGCCAACGCGCCGGACGTGAGAGCGAAGTTCGTGAGAGCGCGCTGAACGCGATCAAACGAGTTCGGGTAATAAGGTTCTTTGGTTCTGGACATTTGTGTTCGTGGCCTTGGTGTGCCGGAGCGGCGGGCAGTTAGGCGTACCCGCCGCTTCCGACGCTCGACTAGACGGTGAAGGTGCCGCCGGAAATCGTGAAGTTCCCGCGGGCTTTCCGCAAACCGAGGTTGATGTAGTGCTTCAGGAAGCCCTCCCAGGTCGCTTTACCCTGGAGCCGGAGGACGTTTCCGGAACCGTCGAGCTCAAGCCACTGCAACGGAGCGAGCTGTGCCTGCGTCATCGTGGAGAAGTCCACGCCGTAGATCACGCCGTCCGGTGCGTCGTAGTCGAGCACGCAAGCCACGTCGTACCCAGGGCCGTTGAATGCGAGCCCCTTGAAGCCTCCTTCGAGGTTCACGGAGTTCACAACGCGCTGGATGGACTGGAAGTCTGCAGCGAGCCGACGATACGCCGAGCGGTTCATGAACATGGCGTTCACTTTGCCGTACTCGTTCGACTGAAGGATGAGGTCCTCCAGCTTGTATTCGAGCGCGCGTGCGGTCGAATACGTGGTCGGCGTCGAGAACACGGTCGGGACCCACCAAGGATTCGTGGTGCGGTCGATCGTTTGGAACGTGTTCGTCGTGTTGCCGATGGCGTCTGCGAGACCGGTCGGTTCAACAGCGATGTCGCCGTCAGGACCGGTTACGTAGACTTTGTTCGTGTTGCTCCACGAGCGCGCTGCGGAAAGCGTGAGCTGGGTTGCGCTATCGACACTCGCGATCTGAACCGGAGCGCCGGTGCCGATCTTGATGTACTGCCCAGGGGCGAAGTACTTCGTTGCGGGGATGTCGCCGTTCGGTGATGAGGCCGAAAGGATGAGCGTTGTCGAGCTGACGCCTGCGCCGTTCGCAGTCGTGATTGCGCCGTCGCCGTTTTGCAGGAACATGCGGTTCATCTGCTTTGCGTGCGCGGAACGCATCTGCTCCTCGTTGATGGTCATGAGGTCGGCGAGAGATTTCGCGGACTCACGAGCCATTTCGAGGTCTTGGTCATCAACCGAGTAGCCGGTGAAGATGTACGTTGGTGCGATCTCCACGCGGGCAGTCGCGGCATAGCCGGTCGGAAGGGTTGCGCCCTTCGCGACGGCGGCGGTGCCGGAGTGCATCGACTTGATGACGGTGATGATGAACTTGTTGTTCACCTTCTCTACGCCGACGTTCTTTTTGACGGAGGAGAGAAACGCTGTTTCTTTTGCATACTGGTCCTCGATGTTCGGGGCCAGCATTTGTTTGAGGTAATTTTGTACCTCGGTAAATGGGATTTTGGGCACTTAATACGGCCTTGGTGAATTTCTATTCGTCTGACGATTTGCTGAAGAAGTTGAGCGCTGCTGCGCGTCGGTCTTCTTCCGTCTGAGGCCGTTTCGTTTGCGCTGGAGTGGTGCCCTGCGTCTGCGTGCCGCGCTCGGTCCGTGGGACGCGAGCTTTCATTTCCGGGAGCTTGCCCCAGAAGTCGCCGTGCACGTTCTTGTACGTCTGTTCGAGATCAACGAGGAACTCGCCGTTCTCGCCCTGGACGTACACCATGAGCTGGGGGTTCTGGCTTACCGCCGTCTTGATCGCTTCGATGTCGAACTTCGGAGCGCCGTTCTTGCCGTCGTACTTGGCCGCGAGGTTGGAAGCCACAGCCTGAAGCTGTCGCTGCTCAACGTCGGACTGGTACGTTCCGCGTACGCTCTCGATCTCCTGCTTGAGGCTGTCGGCTTCTTGTTTCGTTATGAAGCCGAGTTCCTTCAAGACTTTGACCGCCTCTTTGGCTTGAGGGTTGTTCGCGAAGGGATCAGCGGAGGGCTCGCCGTTGTCCTTTCGAGCGACAAGGTTCCCCTGCTCATCGATGACACCATCCTTCTGCAATTTCGAAAGAACCTGAGACTTACGAGTGAATTCGGGCTGCAACGAGGAGTAATCCCTGTGCGCCTTCTGCCACTCGCGGATTTGTTCGGCAGTTACCTTCTGCCCGTCGATCTCGAACTCTGTCGGTTGCGCCGCGCCGTTGTCGTCGGGTTGCTGATCGCCCGAGGGCGTATCAGTCCCGACAGGAGCGTCACCGCCGCCTGGAGTCTGGTCGTCTAAATTTTCTGGGTCCATAAATAGGGTCGTTTGCTCTGTTCTCTCGTGTCCGCCGACCTTTCCGATTGTGGCTTTCGCCCCTGATCGGCGCCTTGGTGCGGGAGAGTCCTGGAGCCGGGAGAACGTGTCTCCCGCGACTGCCCACTGAGAAGTGGGGTTTCGTCGGCAAGGCGTCCGACTATCCCCAACGTTTCACAGCGAGCATGCGCGGAAGTGCGTTACCTGATTTCAGTCTAGAAGGTGCTGGGTCCCTTGTGATGGGGATAACTCAGGAGAGCAGCGCTTTCGCGCTCACGATCGGCGCGGATTTCTTGATCGACAGCGGAAACGATTTCGCCGGCACGGTCGATTTAATCGACGACACCGGTGACGTCGGTTTCATCGACGATGAGACACTTTTTTCCTTCGAGTTCAACTTCATCAGCTGCGTAGCGCTTGAATAAGACTTTGCTTCCGACCTTTAGCGATGCTTCGGGACCGGCGGCGAGAACGGTGCCCGTCTCTTGGTTGCGGCGGCCGTCCTGACGCGGCGTGAGGATGATGCCGCTTTGCGTCGTTGCCTCGGGCGAGGCGGCTTCGATGACGAGAAGTGTTCGGAGAGGGGTAATCATGCGGTGGGTTGAGGAGCGGGCGGGGTTTGCGGACCGGGAGCGGGCGGCGTCTGGCCGTCTGTCGGGGCCGGGGTTTGACCGCCCTGTTGCTGAACGAACTGCATGATGATTCCTTGGAGCTGCGGCGGGAGCTGTTGGAACTCCGGCGTATCGGTGATGGACGTTTTCGCGTTCTGCATCTGGGCGAGGCGCGAAACGATTTCGTCGATGTTCGAGTACTTGTAAGCCTTCAGCACTTCCTCCGGCGGAAGGAGACCGACTTGGAAGAGCTCCATGGCCGTGTCGCGCTGGCCCTGTCCGGTGAACGCTGCGCCGCTTTCGATTTCAACCTTCACCATGTACTTCGAAGAGACCGGAATGGCCTGGCTGTCGGGGTTCTGAGCCGCGAGGCTGTTGCTCGCTGAGACGAGCTGGAAAAAGTCCGGCGAGCCGTCGGTCATGTGGTGAATCGTGACGGGATCGGTGAAGCAGCGGTCTGCCTGGTCGAGCACCTTCTCGGCAATCTCTTCGAGCGTCGAGCTGAGGAGGTCGATCGGCGTCTGGTTGTTCGCGTATTCGATGTTCTTCAGCATCTCAAGCGCATGCGCGGCTTTCACCCCCGCCGGCACTTTGCCGAACGAGACAACCGAAGTTCCGATCTCGTCCATGAGGTCCTTCAGGATGGTGAGGGTTTCAACCGACGACTGCGGCGATGCGCCCGGCTGGAGCCACTGCGGTGCGGTGGAACCTTCGTACTCGATGACTTCACCCTGGTCATTCAGGACCCGGTTCATCTTGGTCATCTTCGGTTTCAAGAAGCGAGCGACGGCGGTGGTCCGCGCGTAGCCTTCGAGCATCGCGAGCTGAATGTCGATCGCTTGGTTTAGCGAGATGAGGTCGTAGTAGGGCGAGGACTTGTACAGCAGGCCGTCCAGAGGCTTGTAGGCGACGAACGGGTGCTCCGTCGATTCGGTGTGTTCTTCACGAAGGACCTGGCCCTGCGACTCCGTAATGAGGTCCCAGTGGTCACCGTCCTTGATCCAGCACTCTTTGAGAAATGCTCGGGCGATTCGAGGATCTTGAATTGCTTGCGCCGAACCTCCGCGTGACGCCTCCTTCAGTTTGATGTCCTTCCAGTCGGAGAGGGACATTTTTGTTTCGGGCTGGAGCTTTGCGGTCGCGGTAGGGTCGTAGAGGAGCTTTGCCCGCATCTTCGGCTGGCCGGTCTCGTCCATCACCGGCTCGCCGGTCTGAGGGTCGGTTTCCGGCTCCGTTTCGCCGCTCTCTGCGGTTCGGATGTACTCAAGCGTCCGCGACACCGTCTTGATGATGACGCTCGTTTCTTTGAGGCTCTTGATACCTGGCTCATGCCAAATGTCGTACGGCTCGTAGGTGTCGATGAAGATGTTGCCCTTCGAGTCCGCGCCGACCTCAGCGTAGCCGACGCCGTACTTGAAACCGTAGCTCACAAGCTCTCGGACGCGGTCCTTCATGTCCATGAAGTACCAGAGGTCCGAGAACCACTGACTCATCCTGCTCGCGGTGCGGTCGAAGAGCTGCTTTGCCTCCTCGCTCTGCATGTCGTCGCCCTCGGGCCGCGGGTAGATGTTCCAGCGCGGATCATTCGAGAGAACGATGTTGACGAGGCTCGATACCTGTTTCTTTGCACGAGGAATCGGGCGGACTTTGATGCCCTCGAGCTGCCCGAGCTGGTTCATCTGCTTCACGAAGTGGTTGCCCTCGTCGAAGTTGTCGGCGAGATACCAGCGCAGCTCATGTTTTCGGCGGCTCGCGTTCAGAGACGTAAAAAGCTCCTGAATGAGGGTCGCGGTAGCTGCTGGCTTCGTGGTGTTTTGAGCGTCGGGTTCTATCGAAGTGCCCTGTTACTCCTCCATTTCTCTGTCATCCTGCTCTAACGCGGCTCGCGCCGCTTGAAGCGCCTTCTCGGGGTCGATGTCCTCAAGGGACTTCGGTTGCACATCTGGAGCGTCTTCCGTGAGTTCGTCGCGGAGCGCCTTCTTTGCCATGACGTAATCGGCCGGAGTCGCCGCTTTGATTTCCAGTGTCAGATCCTCAATCTGCCGCGCATGCAAGACCTGCTGAATTACGAGCAGCAAGACGAACGCGATGAGAGTGAGGATCTGAAACATGCTATTTCTTGCCCTTCTTCGGGGCGGTTTCTTCGGTTGTCTCGGTTTCTGGTTCGGCTGCCGGCGCGTCCTTGTCGGTGTTGCCATTCACTTGGCTCATGACCGGCTTTTCAACCGGGGCGCCACTCGGATGGTTCACTTCGTTCGGACAGCTGACTGCGTCTGCGGGAACGTTCGCCTCGCAAACGGGGCAGCGTGTTGGTTCAGTTGGCATTTTCTGGATTCGTTGATGTTTCTCCGACCTTTTCAATCTGGTTTAAAAATTCGTTCACAACGCCGAGCTGCTGAATGAGTGCGTTCTTCCTGGCGCGGGTCGTTATCAAATCCTGTTCGAGGTTCGCCTTCTGGGCGTCGTTCGCCGGAAGCAGGTTGAGGCGCTGAAGTGCCGCCTCGTTCACTTCGACCTGAACTAACGCCGCCACTGCCTCGGAATGCATGCGTTCGAGGACGCCTTGCCGAATCACTTCGTCACCCGGCCTTGAGTTGTTGTTCATGCATTGAGATTAGCGCGCGTACAGAAACGCGCAATGTGCATAAGTTAGCCCCACGCTTCTTCGGATGACTCTCCGTCCGAAATTTGGCGCATGTCGTTCTCCACGGCATCCCACAGCGACTCGCGCGGTGTGAGCGGCTGCTTCGGTCGATCGGAGCGCGGCGGTCGGCTCATGACCGCGTACCGGCCGTCATCGCCGGCGTGGTCTTCGCCGTCGGTGTCGAGGTCTTCGGTCTTGAACTGGTCGTAGACGAGCGCGGGAATGGTGCGTATTGCGTTCGTGCAGGTCGAGAAGTACCGGATTGCCGCCACGCGCTTGCCGTCACGTTCGAAGGGCTTCAGGTACTCACGGAAGACACGCCAGCCGGTGAGGCGGTCGTTGTTGGCCTTCACGAGCTGGATGGAGCGGTGCTGTTCCATCGCGACCTGCTCCATGAGTTCCGCGCCGGAGAGTTCGGTCTGGCCCGTCTTGTTCCAGATCGCCGGATCGGCGACCCAGTAGCGCACGTCCTCATTCGGCGGCGTCATCTTCAGGATCTCGCGCGCGAGGTCTTTGAACGTGAGACCGGTCTGGTAGAGCTCACGGTAGGCGGTGATGTTGCCGTCGTAGTCCGCCGCCCACCAGTGGACCGATGACGGTGCGGAGTAGCCGTAGTCGATGGAGATGAATCGCTCGTAGGACGCCGGGAGCGGGTACGGGGGGCAGGTGTGGATGTCGTTTCTCCACTCGGTGAAGTACTGGCCTTTGAAGATGTTCCAGTCTCCTTCGACGAACGCCTTCCGCATCTCGGCGGGGAGAGAGTCGAGCTGCCGGAGGTACGCCGGGTCCAGGTGCGGGTTGTCCTTCGCGAATGCCGGCACGTAAACGAACTCGTCCGCCTCCTGCTCTTCGGGCGGGAAGTCGCGGTCAATCCAGTACTTCTTCACCCAGGCATGGCCGATTGAGCCGGGGTTCGTGGCGGCGATGAACTTCCACTCCTCGGCAGGGATGCCGGGCCAGCGAAGGCGGTTTCTGAGGTCGTTGAAAACTTCGAGCTGGTTTTTGGTCAGCTCGTCGGTGCCGATCGCCGCGAATTCAGCCGACTGGTATTTCGATGTGTCGTCCAGGTTTCTGAAGGCGATGACGCCGGCGCCGTACTCAGGCTTCAGGATGAAGCAGTTGCCGTAGTCCTTGTGGTCGGGATGGTGCTTACCGAGCCACTCCGGAAACTCGCGGGCAATCTTCGAGAGCTGGCGGTCTTTGAGGGCCGGGTAGTTCTCGCAGAAGAGCGCCACCGTGACGCCCGTTGCGCCGTAGGCAGCGTGGAAGTACAGCAGCAGTTTGACGAGCGCCCAGCGCAGCCAGTACGACTTGCCGCCGCCCATCGCGCCGCCGTAGAGGACGTACTTCGCGCCGCGCAGGGCCTTGTTGGCTTCCTTCTGGCGGTCGGTCCACCGAACGATGTCGCTGAACCTGACGCGCTCAATCGTCGGCATCAAGGACGATGAGTCGCTTCACCTCGTCGACCTTCAGATTCATGTTGTCGGGATAGAGCTTCTTGAAAATGGCTTCGTCGCGCTCCTTGAGGCCCGCATGAGCGCGGAGGAGAAAGGCTTCACGGATTGAGAGAGGCTTTTGCGCCTCGAATTTCTTGCGCAAGTCTTCGATGAGCTTCGCGTCGTTGAAGTCCGCCCAGAGCTGTTTGAAATCGGCAAACTCGCGTCCGGCGCCTTTCCTGCCGGACCTTCCCTTCTTGCCGTGATTGCCGTTGTTTGTGCGCATACGAATTAAAACGAAAAAATCTTTGGGGTACTTAGTCAAACCGACCGTCGAACGTTGCCTCCCGGAGCTTCCGCATGGCCTCTCGGTAGCGTTGGTTCTTGTTGTGGAGCGGGTACTTCGGGCGGCGTCCTTTCTTCGAGCGATGGACGCGGTGCGGGTAGCCGGCGGTTCGGATGGACTTCACGCGAGTCATGGGCGTCGTGGTTCTTTCAGCGTAGAACACCTGCGAAGATGGTCAAGTGCACATCAGGAAGGTGGGCCGGTCTGACGACGTGGAGGCGCGAACGATGAACGAAATCCAAGGCGGAGCCGTGCAGTGCGGGCGATGCGCGGGTGATGGCAAGTGTGACAATTGCGACGGACGAGGCAGGCGGCACAGCGGTTCCGAATGCTCGAAATGCTCAGGCAAGGGAACCTGCAACGGGTGCGGTGGTAGCGGCTGGATCGTCATCCCGATCACGATCATTCAGCGGTAGGCGGATGCTCCCGCTTCCACTTCTCGCAGAGCGGGTGCGTCTCGCACTTCGAATTGAAGCCTTGGCACGAGCGACGATGCCGCGTCATGTCTTCAACGTCTCGATGGCAGGTGCCGCAGTGAAAAAGCGGTCCGGTGGTCATGGGGTCAGAGTATTCGTTCGGCTTCCTTTCGGATGCTGTTGAGTTCCTCCCAGACGTACAAGCCGTGAGAGGGGATGTAACCGGCACCGCTGTGGCTGGACTCTTCCATCCATTCGCCGATTCGACGGTGCAGCGAAATTAGGAAGCGTTCTTTCCGTGATGGTCCAAAAAGTCGAGAGCGAAGTGTCATGGTTTTTTAGCTTGCCTGTGTCCTTTCGAGGGAGGGGTGGGGAGCCATTCGATGATGGTTCCGTACTCGGGGTGTCCGTGGATTTCATAGAAGGTCTGGTAGTCCGGCCAAATCGAGTGCGAGCGGTATTGGGTTAGCCAGCGAACGGCGACAGTGCCATCATCGAAGACTACGCCTTCGTACTGAGGTTCGTCGGGAGGGTTTGCCGCGCCTTGTTCGTAGTAGGTTTGCGGAGGGCTCGGACGATAGCCGATAAATAGCTTCATGTCTTAGTTCTTAGGTTCTTCTCCCTGACTGGGGGAGGGGTATCTGGCCGGCCGTTATGACGATTGCTGCGGTGGGAGCTTCCGAACTCGGGCAATCGGGCGAATGTCGATTTCGCAGAGCCATTGCTCCGTTTCGTGGCGAAACTCGTAGAGGCGCTTGTTGTGGGCGGCGGATCTACGTGCGTCGATTTCGCTATCCGAGATCCATGGCGGCAGCGAGCCGCCCAGCTGGCGAGGATCAATCCAGGTGCCGACGATGCCATAACCTTTGATTGCTTTGATGGGTTTTGTTTTCACGTTGTAAATAGGCTTGGTTGATTTTCCGGCACCTTCTCTCTCCGGCACTTCGAGCAGACCTTGCCACTGGCGCGGAGGTAGACCAGCGACAAGCGGCGCTTTCCGCAGTTCGCGCAGCTGTACGGATAAATTGCGCGCCGTTTCGCCTTGAGGGTCATTGATATTTGGTGAGCTGTTCTTCGAGAAACTTGCGGGAGAGGGTCCAGTCCTTCCGGGCGTTGCGGATGGTGCGGAGGGCGACGGTCCATTTGATTCCGCGTCGCCCGATGACGGTCCCCATCACATCCGGGTCGCCGGTGCGGTGGTGCCGGAAGTGGCAGCCGTGGCAGAGGAAGACGAGGTTCTCATGCTCGAACCGCAACCCGGCGCTCTGGGACTTGGGGACGTAGTGGTGCATGACCTGAAACGGTGAGCCGCACTCCGCCTCGCACATCCGTCCGGCGTACTTGGCTCGATACCAGTCCTGCAACGCCCGGTCTGCCCGCTCTTTCACGCGCTGAAGTGACTGGAGCTTGACCTTCTTCCACGCCTTCGCGGCGGGAGAGTTAGGCTTCTTCCGCCGGAGGGTGGTGGGCATTAGAACGGTACTTGGTCTTCCTGTGCCGGCTCTTCGTCAAGGTTGATGACGGGTTCAGATTCTCCGGATTTCACGATGACGCTGTAGCCGTTCGCGTCTTCGGTTCGGTGGTATCCCTCCGGGATGAGGTACAGGGGATACTTCTTGCCCGGCAGCTTGTCGATTTCGACGGCGAGCTCGTGGTTCATCCACTGGCGGGAATCTCCGCCGAAGGCAGATACGAGTCCATCAATCGTGGCCGAATTGAGAGCCACATTCAGGGGTTCGGCTTCGCCCTGGAACATGACCTTGCAGACATCCTGCTCCTGCGGGTTGCCCTTCTCATCCTTGTAGGTTGAGGCTTGGGGGTTGGTTTCGGAGACGATCTTCGCGGTCTTGACTCCGTCTTCAAACAGCTTGCTCTTGTTCGCCCACTTACCTCCGATTGTTCGTTTTGAGTAAATTGCCATAGTTAGATTTTTAGTTGGTTAGTAGATTCGGTTTGTGTTGGCGACCTTTGAATCAGGGAAGAGTTGGCCGGGCTGCGGAGGAACGACTGGCGCGGGAGGAGTGACGAGCTTCCAGACGATGGCTCCCCTTCCGCTCATCGGGTTTGTTCGGCGAAGCTCCGTTTTTTCGAGGCGGTTCGCCTTCCGCAGTTCCGTGATGCGCCCGGAAATGGTGTGGTCCGGGACATGAAGGATGTTGCCGATTTCGAAGAGAGTGAGCGGGCCGTGCTGCTCGATAACGCTCAGGACTTTGTAGGCACGTTCGGAGAGGTTGCGTTCAACGAAGCGGCGGGCCTGAAGAGATGTTTCTTGAATCATGGAAGTGGGTCGGATCGCTCCTCCCGGATTTCCGCAGCCGACTTGCCTGCGAACTTCTTTTTCAACGTGTAGAAAGTCTGTTGGGAAATGCCGTAAGACTTGGCGATCTCAAAGGCGCTTTCTCCTTCCTCGTGGCGGATAAACATGGCTTCGATTGCGTCAGCAGTCAGCTTCGAGCGGCTCTTCTTTCGGGGCTTGCCGTCGCCTTGTTTCGATAGGTTCGTCGAGCTCAAAAGCTTCCACCGGGTAGAGAACGTCGTCAACGAGAAGGTACGCGATGTCGCCGTCACTGTCCCGCGCGATGTAGTAGGGTTTCATGCTGCTTCTTCGTTGATTTCGACGACTTCTACCGTCTCCTTCCTGAGCTTCTTTCGCGCCGGCGCGGCTACTTCGACCATGACTTCGTCTCCAGGTTCATCAGCGAGAGTATCCAGGTCGTGCGGTTCCTCTTCTGGCTTCGCTTCGAGCTTCGGGAGGTTCAGGGAAAGGGAGAGCGGAAAGTCGCGCTGAAGAGGCTTTTCTCCGCTCGTCTCGTAGGCATGGATTGTCTGCGCCGCGCGGACCAGCTCAAGGTGGCGCTCGATGTCCGTGAACTTGTAGCCCTTCTGCGTCCGGGTATAGCCGACTTGAAGAATCGCCTGCCAGTCGTCCTCGCATGCTTCGGCGATCGCGGAGACCTGGATGATGTGCGCGGGGTAGATGTCCTTCGAGGTCTTCACGTCCACGGTGCCAGTCGTGCCGTCTGATTTGCGGCGCAAGCGGATGTCGCGGGTCGCGGCGAAGTGGAGCAAGCCGCCGGGCTCAGAGTGACGGTCGCCGTTCGCCTTCGTCTTCGGGACGTCGGGCCAGATAATGTCTTCGGCTTCGAGAATCTCGTACTCTTTGGAGCCTTCCTCATCCCACCAGCGCTTGTAGGTCATGACGGCGTAGTACTCGTCCGGCGTGAGCTCCTCCGCCTCCCCCGTGATGTTGGAGCGGAACTTGTCGGTCATCGCCACTTCTTCGCCGTTGTTCAGAACCTCGATAGCCTGGTGGACCTTCGTACCGCGTTCTCCTGCGAGATCGCGGATCTCGTCGGCCTCATTGCCTTTGTTCTTGAGCCACTGTTCGTAGCTCTTCCCTTTCGGGTAGAACTTACCGAGGTAGGTGATGCTCGGGCGAAACTCGATGGTGGGCAGCCCGGTTTCTTTGTCGGTCGCCTCACGGGTGTACCAGCGGTCGTCGGTGGTGGTCACGCGGCAGATGCCGCGGGCTTTGTCTACCTGGACTATTTCTTTTTTCATTTTTCGGAAGAGTTGGTTTCTGCGACGGGAGCGGAGAGAAGTTCAGGGTTCTGGTGAATGTTGCCGATGACTTCCGCATGTTGTGCGAGTGGTGCAACAGCCTTGTCGAGGCCGTGATGGCGACCAATCCATAGTCCAGCATCAAGACTCCATGCGATGAGGTATGTGTCAAGAGTGCCGGTGTGTTCTGTCGTGGTATGCGTCCCTAAAACGTCCCCCTCGTAAATCTCCTTGCCGTTCTTGTCGAGAAGGCCGGTGAATTGCTCGATGATCTTGTCGGGGTCTTGAAGCATTGTGCTGAGGCATTTAATGGTGACGGAGGCGTCGAACATGACTTCCGCGTAAGAATCCCAAGCTCTAAACTTAATTTGTCTTTGCTGCATGTGATTTGTTGTTGTGGGCCTCTTCGCCCGGCAAGGAACCTTCTCAGGAAACCTTGCAGGCATGCCCGTCCGTTTGACTGAGCGGACACACTGGCGGGCGAAGAGGGAGAATGTTTTTTTTAGTCTTCAGGACCGTCGCCGTCGTTTGCTTGGACGCAGTAGCAGGGACGCGATTCGACTTCATCAGGAGCTACTTGCGTTTCGATGATGCCATCGCCGCCGCAGAACATGCAGTCCGGGATGGGACTTTTCATCCGACTGGATGCGCCCAGATGAAAGCGACTACTGCGATACCGACTGTGAGGACGATGACTGCTGCGGAGAGGAGAGCTTTGTCGAAGCGGGACATTCGGCGTTCCGGCTTGTAGCTCGTGACCTCTCCGACGAGATATTCAGGGTGTTGCATTTTGAGGGGCTAGAGTTGGTTTGTTTTGTCGGCCTTTTGGTAGTTCGCTGGGAGGGAAGGGAGCGCTGGCTCTTGGCCAATTACCTCACCGGAAGGCTTAGACCTCTCGGACGCTCTGACGCGTAATACTCCTTCCCCTCGCAACGAACTATGGAGTGTACCGAGCAGACGGTGACAGGTTGGCTTCGAATCAGAAATGCGCGTCCGCATCCCGCTCCCCTGCCCGACACCGCACTGCATCGGGGAGCCGCCACACCGTCTTTGCTTCGAGGTACCCCCTAACCTTAGCAAGCGTGCAAAAGCTGTCAAGTGCAGGGAAGGTGCGCTAGCTGTGGATAACCCCAGAGCCTTGGTTTTCCTTGATTCTGCGGTACGACGGAGATTTGTAGCCCGTCAATAGTTGGTGCACGCGCTGGGGCGAAATGCCCATGAGATGGGCGATCTCGCGATACTTTTTCCCTTCGGCGTGGAGCCGCCTCGCGTGCTCTTTGCGGGTTTCATTCATGACCTTCAGCGTACCGCGCTGGGGCATCGCGTCAAGTGCACTACTGGAGCGGAGAGGGTGGTGGTCGTGCGTCGGCGGGCCGCATCTTGCTCTTGCCGGATTCCTGCTCATCGGCTTTTCTCTGTTCGTTTCAACCTACCCTGGCCATTCCTTCCCGAGCTCTCGCTACTTCTCGTAATCGATTGCCGAATTGCCGAATTGCCGGACTGTCGAACCCTTCTTCAGAGACCATCGCGGTATTCCGCCGGGGTGTCGAGAGGGGCGGGCAGCCCCTTCGTAGAACCTACTCCTCCTAATCCGGCAATGTCTCCGTTTGCCGAATCACCAAGGGAGCAAAGAAAAACCCCGCCGGGTGAGGGCGGGGCGTTTCTTCTAGTGCACCGAGAAGCCGCCGCTTTCTGCGCAGAACTCAGCGAACTCGCGGACGTTGTCAGGCTCGAACGGGTAGTTCGTGGCCCAAGGGCGCCGAGTGCCCTTACCGCTGCAGGCGTTGCACTTCCCGTTGACGAAAGCGTCGTTGCGCGCGCCGGTACCTTTGCAGAACTCGCAAGGCTCATCGGGCAAAGCTTCCAGCTCTTTGTCGCGCCGCTTCGCGTACCGAGCAACCTCACCGGAGTCGAGAAGCTCGCGCAGCGTCGTCGCGATCTTCTCGGCTGTTTCTGCGCTCACCTCTTCGCCGTTGTTGTAGAACCACGTCGTCTCGTTCGCCTCGGGAATTGAGACGTTATCGAGGACGTAGGTGGCGAGAGGACGCCAGTACCAAACGTTATTTCGGAAGTACTCACCGCGCTCGGAACGCGGCGCCTTTCCGTAGACGTCGAAACCCAT